GCTTCTGCTTCTGCTATGTGCAACGGTTCCGGGACATTTTGGGACATGTCCGGGACATTTTGGGACATGTCCGGGACATTTTGGGACATGTCCGGGACATTTTGGGACATGTCCGGGACATTTTGGGACACGTTATTCCTTTCAAACTTGGCGCGGTATCTGGCTTTGCGCTTAGCTTCAGCCTCCCTTTGTTCGTCGCGGCTCGCCATTTCTCGGTATTTTTGATAATTGAGCAAAGCCCAACCGCCTTCAATCCCTTCAATGCGGCGGCCTTCATCGTCCTTTGTCCTCGAATCGGGGTCCGGGGATAGGAATTTATGGATAGCTGCGCGGCAGTCCTCCACCGGAACGCCAGCAATTCGAGCGAGCCCAGGAATACTTCCTTGAATCTCTCCGTTTTTGTCGGCAATAGCTAGCATGGTGATCCAAACGATACGAGTTCGATCATCCTCAGTCCAGATGGTGGATGTTACTATGGAGCGGAATAGTTTTGTGTATGACATGGCGGGACATTATGGGACATTATGGGACAGTCAACGATTTTGCGTCCTTCTTGTTCGCCAGTGCCTCAAGGGCCTTGGTGAGCTCTCGCTTGAGAAGCGCAATCATGCGTTGCTTTTCTTCGATTTCCTTTTCGTATTGAATTGTTGTTTTCATTTTAAACGATCGTTTGAATTGTTATGGTGATTCCTACCTCGTCGCCCCACGCCTTTTCGACGTGAAGCTTTGCAATTTGCCCGTCATCCTGGTAGAACCGCAAATGGGTGAGCACGTCTGCGACAAGTTTAACCATATTGTCGCAATCCGGGCGAGTATCGCACGGGACAATGCCAAGGGCGCGGCGAGCCTTGGATTCCGACTTGCGCCAAGGGAAGACAAACCTCACGGAAAGAGCCACGGGCCCCGCCATCGGCTCCGCCGGGGCGTAAGGGCGGCAAAGCGCAGTTAAATCGTCCTCCGCTTGTCGGTGAGCCCTAGTCGGGAAAAACCTTGGTTTGCCCGCAATCGTCACAAGTCGCTTAGTTTGGCTGGTCGCCTTGGGAGGGACCACTGGCAGGTGAAACCGTATCACGCGCCCCCCTTTCCGAGAATGGCCAAGACTTTGGGGCGGATCTCTGAATACCGAATCACAAAGTCCTCCACGGATGAAAGTATTTTGTCGGTATAGGCACCCCATACCGCCGTTGCGGTGAATAACGGCACGCCCGGAAAGTATGCGACAAACTCCCAGCGGCGCAAACCGGTAACAGCCATGGAGCCGTGTATTTGTGGCAAATGTTCTGGCGGGACAACTCCAGCCATAGCCCAGTCCACCAAGGTGTCAGGCGATGGGCATTTGATTTCTAGGCCAGCAACGGCAACCCCGTTTTCCATGATGATGCCATCTGGCGAGCAACCAACGCAAACAAGTTTGCGGTGAGTGGCAAATCCCACTTCGACGACATCAAAGCCCGTCAGCGCTCGGTAGGCGTCTCTGGCGTGTGGTTCGTGTTCGCTGCCCCAGTCCGTGGCGCGGTTGCCAGCAAACGCGAATGGTTCGTCCGTGACGCATTCGCGGGCAAGAACCCTAGCGTAGGCGTCTGCCTGCGACGACAATTTTCCGGTGGGCGTCACGATTTTTTTGAATTGGCTTGCGGTTGCCCGCCCTTTGCGGGCGGCGTGCCACTCATCACTTCCTTGTCTCATGTCTGGCCACAAATCGGCGGTCGGTAAGTGTATCTTCATTTCCTTCTGCGGTTTAGTTCGTTGGTGATCGCTTTCATTCTTGACTGTTCCCACGAGCCTTTGCGGTAGGATGTGGGGTTTTTTGCTAAATCTCTCAGGATCAACTCCAAGGTGTCCATCGAGTATTGTCGGACTGCTTTAGCGTGTTCCATCGGCGTCCCCCTCTCCGGATGCGGCTTTCATGTTGATCCATGCCTGGTTAATACCGTTGGCAAGGACGGTAGCCCGGCGTGCGTTTTCGGGATCTCTCAGCGAGTTTCTTGCTGTCTTCAGGGCGGCAAACGTCGATTTGCAAGTTTCGAGCCATTGCGCCCACTCTGCCGCGGGGGTTGGCCCGGTGGGGATGCTGCCAATCTTAACGGGTGGCGGCAAGTTGTGAGGGTTGCGAGGATCCGGCGGCTGAACGGATGCCTTGGCAGCAAGCTCTTCTTTCAGGCGCTTGCTCTCGTCCATAGCCTTCTTGACATCAAACCGCCTGCGAAGCTCAGACGAAAGGCTGTCGGGGGCCATTGTCTCTAGCTCGTCGCGGTCTAAGATCAACTCGTGTCCGTGCGCGTCGGCGAAGCTGTCCAGCTGTTTCCGGCAAAGCAATATGGACGTGTTGCAAGCATCCATTTGCCCGGCGGCGGCGGCTTCCATGGATTCCACAGACCGTTTATTTTTGACGGCGGCGGCAATAGACGGCCGGAACCGTGCGCGAAGTTGCGGAGAGCAAAGCAAACCGTCCACGGCCGCTGAAACGATGGACCCCTTTACCTCCTCGCGGCGTTTGGCAATTTGCTTTTCGAGGTCTAACCTAGCTTTGCGGATCTCCTCGCAAGTGTCATCCAAGACGGAAAACAATAAGTTCAGGTCCTCGGCGTCAGCCAAGGCTTTCGCCTTGGCTGCGGCCACTCGGCCTTCGCAATTTTTGAGGGATTCGACATCGGCGACGGCTTGCCCAAACTCTTCATCAGTCGACGGGTTGCGGTTGATCTCAGACAGGGCGGCGAGGACACGCGCCCGGAATTCTGGCACGTTGTTTGCAATTACCTCGCCCTTGGCTTCGACGGTCAACGGAAATTGGTCAAAGCTCATTACAAAAGCCCTCCTTCCTCTTTTTCTGGTGCTGGTGCTGGGGTGTCTTCAGGCTCCGGAGCCGCGGCAATAGCGGGCAAAAACGGATCAACAACGGCGGAAACGGTAGGGACCGGTGTCACGTTGCGAGGTTCCGCAATGTCCCGCGCTTCGTCCTCGTCATGAATGCCACCAATACCAAAGGCGGCACGAACGGCTTGGATGATTGCTTTATTCCGTAGCATGCGGCGCGGCATTTGTGCCCATGGTTCGCTGTTGCGGCGGCATTCTTCAAAGTATTCCGTGATTTTCAGGGGGTGTGAGCGGTCTTTGAAGTAGATTGAGCAGGTTGCATGCGTCGGCGTTTTGTCGTCGCCGAATACGTCGACTTCCATTCCGTCAAAATTGGATTGGCGGCTTGCAATTTTAAGCCAGCCATCGATTCCCACCATGGGAGTGATGCCGCCCCCCTTTTTCGGAAAGGCGTAAAGCTCTTTGAGCAGTGGGTTGAGTTCGTACGTATTGGCTGTTACGACAAGGGCAAGCAGCTCGTCGTCAGTGGCTCCGCGGAAAACAGTATTTTTCAGGGTGCTATGGAGCTTTGCCGGGTCTACGTTGCAACGTTGGGCCATAAGGGCCAGCGCGGAAGGTTTGGAGGTGGTGATTTGTGTTGTCATTGTGTGTTTTGTTTTGTGTGGAAGGATCGATTGCTGGCGGTGTCATGTTTTGAAGCCCTATGGGCAGGCATTGATTTTGTCCTGAGTCGCCACCCCAGCCCGCCAGCAATCGAAAGTTTTAACCAACTTCGAGCATGGGCGGAAGGGTGAAGCAGGAAAGACCGTGGCGGGTAAGCACCCAGTTTTTTGCGGGGCGGCCTACCGCGCAAGGAGTGGTTTCTCTTTTGCAGACAAGTTTGAGCGATTGCAAACGGCCAAGCGATGATCGGACGGTGTCTTCGTTTGGCGTGACGTTGCACTTTGCGAAGTGGTCCAGACATTGGCCAAGAGATGCGCCAAGCTCTCCGCTTTGCCCTACGCAAGTAAGGGTGACAAGATCCAGCAAGTTGCGCGTGCCCGCTGCGTAAAGTGTCAAGGGATCGGGGCGGGGAATTTTCATGGCTGGCTGAGGTAAATGGTGACAAGGATAATTGCTATGCCGGACAAGTAACACAAACGGGTAGGGCGAGCTTTGCGGCGGTTGCGTTGGTAATTCCAAGAGGTGATGCCTAAGTGGTGCTGTGGATGTTTCATTTTTGATTTGTCGTTTCGGTGACGGAAAGAGCTGAGCATTATCCGGGAACTACGTCAATAAATTATTTATGCATTGCGCAAAAATAATCATTGGGTAAATACCCGGCATGACTTGGACGCAATGCCTAGCGCTCGGCCCCACGAAGCTCTCTAAGATCCTCGGGTGCCCCATATCTACCGCCCATTCGTGGATTCGACGTAGCGGGCCCCCGCATTGGCAACAAAGGCATTTCTTGGAGGCATGCCGTAAATACACGCACAAAACCAACAAAAAACGATGAAACACCTCGTGAAAAGGATATACCAATATACCTCCGAAGAATGGGCGGAAGAACTTAACCACGATGACGTATGGCACGCAGATTGCCACTCTTCCGAATTGCCATGAAATCATACTACTATGTTTTACGCGTTGGCGGAAGCCACCCGCGAATCAAGCACCCGACTCTAGCCGCCGCGCACGCTGAGACGATGCGGCTGGCCACTCAACACCCCGAATCGAAGCCCTAAGACTATGAAGGAACAAGCAACATCATCGAAGCCGCAAGACATTGAAGAACCCGCAGATGAGGTGTTGGATGTGACGCCTTTTTCGGCGTCTTTGGCAAACGATGTTGCGCGCTGTAATGGCGTCGGATCGAGAGAAGATGCTGGGTGGGACTGGCGCGAAGGCTGCGAAACATGCTTGCGGAGAACAGCGAAAAGACCGGAACGAGTCTGGATGATCGAACCTCCAGCGATCATCGCGTTTGAGTGCGAGTTTTTCATCCCGCCGAGCGCCACACCATGAATAAAACCTACTGGGGGACAAATTGCCCCCCAGTAGAAACTAACAACGCCACTCCGTCAACTCCAAAGCATCAGTCATTACCATTTCAAATCAAGAACACAGCGACCATGAAAAAGCACGTCACCATAACAATATACGACTATGCAAAACGAAACTACGCAAGCGGAGGGCAAAGACTCCGCACAAACTGAAAGCGAGTCCGCGTTACGTGACGCGGCTTGTTCTCCGTCTTATCCTAAAAACGTAAGGGCTTTTATCACGAAGTGGCAACCAGTCGAAGATGCTCGCCGCAAATCATTCTGGAAGGAGTTCCGAAAAGCAGCAAATGCTTACACCACATCAAAAAGCGGAGCTAGATTGTTTAGCTATGAAGAAACGAATATTGATGGCGCGTGGAACAGTATGGCCGCCGATACCAGATATGAAATGTGCCGAGATTCTTTTTCGATCGGATTCAGAATGGGAGCTAATTCAATATTGGAGAACGCAAAGCGCACGTGCGCGGACGATTAACCCTATACGACTATGCAAAACGAAAACACGCCTACGGAGGGGCAAAACTCCGCACAAACTGGAAGCAAGTCCGCGTTACGTGACGCGGCTTGTTGTGCCGATATTTTTGATTGCAATGGAGCGCCTATGAACGCTGGCGATTCATTCCGCTATCAGTTCGGGACTCCTTACGAATGCCTTGTATCCATCACGGAGCGGGTAGGGGTTCTTTGGTTAGAGTTCCACAGCAAAGCCGCGGACATTCTTCTTGCTGACTTTTGGTATGCACCAACGGATGAGAAGATTTCTATTAAGCACAACGCATAGCACATCCACCCCGAACAAACATCACAAGACAATGAGTAACCAACAAATACTACCAACGCCAGAAAGCAACCAAACAACCAGCGACGAGGGGTTGGATGGTGCGGCTTGTTCTCCTGTCTTTTTGAATCACCAACCAAGCACCGACACCGAAAAATGAGCGTAAATCTGACACCGAAAAGCCAAGAGAAAGCCGAAGACCCCGAGCAAATCAACATCGCCAATGGCACATGGTCCGCCATGACCGCGCTGGCCTCCGCCTACGGAGAGGATGTTGGAAGATGGAACGGCTGCCACGATCCGCAGTTCTACGCGCCGAACCAACTCCGGGCGATGGCAAACCGCATCGAGCAAATCAAGGACTCGCCGGAATGGCTCCGCTGGCTCGCAGACCAGGGCGGCGCAATTCTTGGCTGAACGCCAGCATGACCGACCGATGACAGCGCAAACGACATTCGCATTCACGCAGGACTCCGCCGCTGTCAGCGGTTCGGTCCATGCACTTGTTGTCCCTCTTCGTGTTCTGGTGGCCTGTGAGTCATCTGGAACCGTCAGGGATGCATTCAATCGCCTTGGCCATGTCGCCACGTCCTGCGACCTGCTCGAAACCGAGACACCCGGCGACCACTACACCGGAGACGTGCGCGACATCCTCGGAAACGGCTGGGATCTCATCATCGCGCATCCGCCATGCACTTACCTCAACGTCGCGGCGGCATGGGCATTCAGTGATCCCGACTTCGAGAAGTTCCCCGGCGTGGGATACCACCAGAAGGTGAAGCCTGGCACACTGGTGGGCGAAGCTCGCCGTAAGGCGCAAGCGGAAGCCTTGGACTTCGTGCGCCTGTTCGTGGATGCCGACTGCCCGCGCATCGCCATCGAGAATCCGGTGGGCGCGATCTCCAGCAACATCCGCAAAGCGGATCAATACATCCACCCCCACCAGTTCGGAGACGATGCCAGCAAGACCACCGGCCTGTGGCTGAAAGGACTGCCGAAGTTGATCCCGACAAAGAACGTGCCGCCGCGCATGGTGAATGGAAAGCCCCGATGGGCAAACCAGTGCGACAACGGGCAGAACAAGCTGACACCCTCGGAAGACCGCTGGCGCGAACGCTCCAAGACGTATCAGGGAATCGCGGACGCGATGGCTCTGCAATGGGGCGGCGATACCGTGAACGCGACACCACGAACAACGCCGACGAGAACCTCGCCGCCCTCTGCCAAAAATGCCACCTGACCTACGACGCGAAACTTCACGCAACCAACGCCCGAATCACGCGGGATCTCCGCTCCGGACAGATGCCTCTGATCCTTGGGTGACCGTCTAGCTCTGGCACCGCCACCACAAAACACCGAAAGACTTATGGATACATTCACGCTATCACCGGAGCCGGAAAACGCCGCCAAACAAAAGGCTGGTGGCGGTTGTCCAGCAGCGACTTGTTGTGGTTCTTTGGATCTGCGACTTGGCGACTGTATGGACGTGATGAAAACCTTCCCTGATGGACACTTCCACCTTGCCGTGGTCGATCCTCCCTATGGGTTGGGTGACAGGCTCAGCGATGGCGGCGGGGTGCTAGAGAAACGCGCCTACGTGCAAATGTATCGTGAGAAGCGATGGGACACCGCGCCGACCGATGAATACTTCGAGGAGTTGCGCCGCGTGTCGAAGCATCAAATCGTGTGGGGCGGGAACTACTTCAAACTGCCGCCAACGCGGGGAATCATCTCATGGGACAAGATGCAAGATATGCCGACGCTTAGCGCGTGGGAAATGGCATGGACATCCTTTGATTGCGTAGCGCGAATCTATCGAGGCCGGAGCCAAGACCCGAACAGAATCCACCCGACGCAGAAGCCCGTCGACCTCTACAAGTGGGTCTTCTCGAAATACGCCAAGCCCGGCCAGCGCGTGCTGGATACGCACCTGGGAAGCGGAAGCATCGCCATCGCCGCTCACTACGCAGGAATCCACCTCACGGCCTGCGAAATCGACCCGGACTACTACGAAGCGGCAAAAGCCCGAATCGCTCGGGAAACGTCGCAAACGGATTTCTTCATTCACCACAACGCCTAGCTCACGCACCGCTGCCATGAATCGGACTCACGATCTACCAAACAGCAACCGCGGCAGCGGTTGCGTGCAGCGACTTGTTCGGTGGTCTTTTACCGTCGGATGGGCCCGCAAGGCGTCGTGCGTCCTGGTCGAGTGGAGGGCCCTTCGGGTGTGGCTCAAGGAACAGGGTGCCGACAGGGCCCTGCGCAGGGCCCTATGCCGGGATCACCGATGGAAATGGTGGTCGATGCTGCGGGAACTCCCGTTCTGCCTCGCAATGGACATTCCAGGAGTAAGGGCCCGATGGGCCCGCCGGATGCGCCGCAAACATTCTTCACCGAACGCATAAGCTCATGGACGCCGACCAATTAACGCCCGAACTCGCGCAGGACGCTCCTCGGCGTTCCATGCAGCGTCTTGTTCGACATCTGGATTTGTTCTCGGGGATTGGCGGCTTCGCGCTTGCGGCTCAATGGGTGGGCGGCATCGATACGGTGGCGTTCTGCGAGATAGACCCATGGGCGCGACGTGTGATCGCCAAGAACTTCCCCAACGTGCCAATCCACGACGACGTAAAAACACTAGACCCTTCAAAATATGGAACAATCGACATCATCACTGGCGGCTATCCCTGCCAACCGTTCAGCCTCGCAGGCAGTCGCCAAGGGGAGAAAGACGACCGCCACCTCTGGCCGCCAATGCTTGAAATTATTAAACGCGCAAGACCCTCTTGGGTGCTTGCTGAAAATGTTGTTGGTCATATCACCATGGGCATCGACCAAGTGCTTGCTGATTTGGAGTCCGAAGGTTACGCCGCAACGGCGGTTGTTATTCCGGCTTGCGCCGTCGATGCCAGACACAGGCGCGAAAGAGTCTGGATTGTGGCCAACGCCAAAAGCATCGGACGCGATCATGGGGATGACGGCCAACTGCTCAGACAGGGTGCCGGAGAAGTCAACGCACCTGCAAGCGCAAGTCGCGCTGTCGGTCGGATGGAAGCCGGGGGATGGGAAGATGAACCCGCCGTGGATCGAGTGGCTCATGGGATACCCAATAGGGTGGACAGAATTAGAGGACTCGGAAACGCCATCGTCCCGCAAGTCGCCGCTGAAATCCTCCGCGCCATGATGGCTGTGGATTGTATGTCGAACGCATAAATCCTCGCACCATGACCGTCGCCGCCACATCGCCACGCCCTGCGCGTCGTAACCAAAAACCCGCTCCAACTACGGAGCGGGTCATGGTTGCGAGCGATGTCTTGTTGAGTGTCTTTGCCTCAAATCAGGGTGGACATCACATTCAGGGCGGCGGCGGTCGGCATCCTGCCTTGCTCCCAGCCCTCGACTGTGCGCCTCGATACTCCGCAGAGATCAGCGAGCGCCTGAGTGGTCAACCCGCACTTGTCGCGGATCGCCTTAATGCCTGGTGCGTAGTCCAAAAGCGCACCGTCATCCGCGAGGATGACGGGCTGCCCGTAGGACGACGCGCTATGGTTGGTCGTCACTCTCATGGCTCAAGCCTTTTTGATTGGTTGATACATGATCCCTTTGGCGGTGGCCTCGGTGACTGTGTAGCGCTTGGAGGTGTATCCGGTCTTGGCGCGTGCGTCACGCTTGCTGGCAGCAGTGCCGTTGGCGACGATGCGGCCAGTTTCGGAGTCTGCGATCAGGTAGTTTTTGATGGTGGTGGTCATTGTCTTAGTGGTTGGTCGTTGGCCTCATTGCCGCGGACGAGGACAGCTTACGCAATCCTGCGTAAAGGTCAACAACTATTTACGCAAACGTGCGTATTTTTTAAACGGGCGGTTTTCGGTCCACTCAACGCAGAGGTCAGCCAACCCGCCGAGAGCCGATGATTGCCATACCTACACGCCCACGAAAAACCCCGCCGCGCTCAACTCGGAGCGGGGCGGGGTTGGATGGACCGTCTTGTTCGCCGTCACGGTCGGATGACGGCCTTGCTCCAAGACTCAGGCGAGCCGTGGCGGACAATCTCCAGCCCGGGCA